AAGAAGATGTCCAGAAGATGTTGGATAATCTAGACTCTTTCTCTGATGACGAGGTAAAAGAGATAACCAGACTCGTAGATGAGCTGTCCGCACGCAGGCAGAACCAGTTAGCGTACGATGATCTGATAGATTTTTGCAAAGCAATGATGCCGGACTTCATTGTAGGTAGACATCACCGCATTTTGGCGGATATGTTGATGGGAATTGAGCGTGGAGACAAGGATAGGGTCTGTGTAAACATCCCACCGCGTCATGGTAAGTCTCAACTTGTGTCTATTTTCTATCCAGCGTGGTTTTTGGGGCGTAATCCGAACAAAAAGGTGATGATGGTGTCGCACACCACCGATCTTGCAGTAGATTTTGGCCGTAAAGTGCGTAACTTGATTGCCACCCCCGAATACCAGTCTATATTCCCTACTGTAAAGCTAGCAATTGACTCTAAATCAGCAGGTAGGTGGAATACAAACGCAGGTGGGGAGTATTACGCCTGTGGTGTAGGTTCAGCACTAGCAGGACGTGGTGCAGACTTACTGCTTATTGACGATCCTCACTCTGAGCAAGATGTTATTAGTGGTAACTTCTCAGTGTTTGAGAAAGCCTACGAATGGTACACGTTTGGTGCTCGTACACGACTAATGCCGGGGGGTAGGGTAGCTATTATTCAGACTCGTTGGCATATGGACGATCTAACAGGCCGCGCAGTAAAGGATATGGCTCAGAACGAGCGAGCTGACCAGTTTGAGGTTATTGAGTTCCCCGCTATACTAGAACTTGAGGACGAAGATACAGGCGAGATAATAGAAAAGCCCCTGTGGCCTGAGTTCTTTGACTTAGAGGCGCTGTTACGTACTAAAGCATCTATGCCTACGTTCCAGTGGAATGCCCAGTATCAGCAACAACCCACCGCCGAAGAAGCATCCATAGTAAAAAGGGAGTGGTGGAATTGGTGGGGGGAGGAGAACCCGCCATCTTGTGAGTACATAATCATGTCGTTGGACTCAGCGGCAGAGAAGCACAACCGAGCGGATTACACTGCGCTGACTACATGGGGTGTGTTTTATAATGAGGAGGATAGCGCGTATAATATCATCTTGCTCAATAGTATTAAGCAGCGCATAGAGTTTCACGAGTTGAAAGAGTTAGCAATGCAAGAGTATGCTGACTGGGAACCAGACTCGTTTATAGTAGAGAAAAAGAGTTCAGGTGTTGCGTTATACCAAGAAATGAGGAGAATGGGCCTACCAGTGTCCGAATACACCCCACACAGAGGTTCTGGTGATAAACTAGCGCGTTTAAACGCAGTATCTGATATTGTAGCGTCTGGACTGTGTTGGGTTCCACAAACTCGATGGGCTGAAGAAGTCGTAGAAGAGATAGCTGGATTCCCATTTATGAGTAATGATGACTTAGTGGACTCGACTGTAATGGCGCTAATGCGTTTTAGGCAGGGCGGGTTTATACGACTACCTAGCGATGAATTAGAAGAACAACGATATTTCAAGCGGCGTGGAAACGGGTTTTATTAAGAGGCTAGATTATGGCAATTGAAAAAGGTTTATACGCTGCTCCTGAAGGACTAGACGCAGAACTAGACGAAGAGGCAGAAGAAGGCGAGCTAATGGAATCTGGCTTAGAGATCGAGATTGTCGATCCTGAGATGGTAACTCTGTCTGACGGTAGCGTAGAGATCACGTTGATTCCTGAAGGCAACTCTATAGACATGATGGCCTTTGATAGCAACCTTGCCGAAGAATTAGATGAAGACTATCTAGCTATACTAGCAGATGATCTTATAGAGTTAGTAGACTCAGACGTAGATAGCCGAAAAGATTGGGCTGACACATACGTAAAGGGTCTAGATATCATAGGATTTAAGTACGAAGAGCGTACAAACCCTTGGGAAGGCGCTTGTGGTGTACATTCTACTGTTTTAGCAGAAGCAGCCATTCGTTTTCAAGCAGAGACAATGAGTGAGACTTTCCCCGCAGCAGGGCCAGTTCGTGTAAAAGTTCTAGGTTCCGAGACTAAAGAGAAAGATGAAGCGGCAGAACGTGTAAAAGCCGACATGAATTACCAGCTCACCGAGAACATGGTTGAGTACCGCCCAGAACATGAGCGTATGCTATATAGCCTAGGACTGGCAGGATCGGCGTTTAAGAAGGTTTACTTCGATCCTAACCTAGGTAGACAGACCGCTATCTATATCCCCGCAGAAGACGTTATCGTGCCTTACGGCTGCTCTAATATAGAGTCTGCCGAACGTGTTACACATATCATGCGTAAGACTAAGAATGACCTACGCAAGCTACAGGTAAATGGGTTTTATCGTGATATAGACCTAGGCGAACCCCAAACGTTCCATACTGACATTGAAGAGAAGAAAGCCGAAGATGGCGGGTTCTCTCTTACTGACGATGATCGCTATGCTATGTACGAGATTCATGCAGACCTTGTTATTGAAGGTGTAGATGATGAAGACGATATAGCCAAGCCTTACGTGGTTACAATAGAGCGCGGTAGCAACGAGATACTCGCTATCCGCCGTAACTGGAACGAGGATGACATGCTGACATTGAAGCGTCAGCACTTTGTACATTACGTATATGTCCCCGGATTTGGCTTCTACGGCCTTGGACTGATACACATTATAGGTGGGTACGCTAGAGCGGGAACATCGCTTATACGGCAATTGGTGGACGCTGGTACCCTAGCTAACCTTCCGGGGGGTCTAAAATCCCGTGGACTACGAATTAAAGGCGATGATTCTCCGATAGAGCCGGGGGAATGGAAGGATGTAGATGTACCATCCGGTAGCATCCGCGAGAACATAATGCCCCTTCCTTACAAGGAACCTAGCCAAACTCTGCTAGCGTTGCTTGATCAGATTACTAATGAAGGTCGTCGTTTAGGCGCTATTAGTGATATGAACATATCTGACATGTCAGCTAATGCTCCAGTAGGTACTACCCTAGCGTTGCTAGAACGTACGTTGAAGCCTATGGCAGCAGTGCAGGCGCGTGTTCACTATGCTATGAAGCAAGAGTTTAAGATGCTCAAAGCTATCATGGCTGAGTATGCACCCGCTGAGTACGATTATCAGCCCCTTAGAGGGCAAGTATCAGCACGGCAGTCAGACTATAGATTAGTAGACGTTATTCCTGTAAGTGACCCTAACAGCTCTACAATGGCACAGCGAGTGGTACAGTATCAAGCTGTGTTACAGATGGCACAACAAGCCCCGCAGATTTATGACCTGCCGCAACTACACCGTCAGATGATTGATGTCTTAGGCATTAAGAACGCTGATAAGTTAGTCCCAGTGAAAGATGATATAAAGCCAAGCGATCCTGTAAGCGAGAACATGAATGCGCTAACAGGTACCCCTATAAAAGCCTTTATCTATCAAGACCACGATGCCCATATGGCAACACATGAATCGTTCATTAAAGACCCGATGATCGCTCAAACTATCGGACAGAACCCTCAAGCTCAACAAATCATGGCTGCGCTTCAAGCGCACATTGCAGAACACCTTGGGTTCAAGTACCGCAAGCAGATGGAAGAAAAGTTAGGCGCACCATTACCAGCACCTAATGAAGAAATGTCTGAAGATATGGAAGTTCAGTTGGCTAGAGTTATGGCCGATGCGGGTAAGCAGCTTACTCAGCAGAACCAACAAGAAGCAGCACAGAAGCAAGCGCAAGAACAACAGCAAGACCCAGCGTTCCAGTTGCAGCAAGCGGAGCTACAGGTTAAGCAGCAAGAAGTACAACGTAAGGCTCAGAAAGATCAAGCCGATATGCAAGTTAAACAAGCGGAATTACAGCTTAAAGCTCAGAAGAATCAAGGTGATTTGCAGATAGATGCAGCTAAACTTGAGTTGGATAAGCAGGAGCTGCAAATAGATGCCCAGAAAGCGGGCGCTAAACTAGCTGCGGATAGAAGAACAGCTAACACTAAACTTGACCTTGATTTAATGAAAGAGGTCAAAAGCAAACCAAAAGGATAAAATATGTCTACTACCGTCTTTGACGTGCTAAGAAGTAAAATCGAAGCCGATATGTCTTCAGCAACAGAATTTCTAGGTAATGGAGGAGCTAAAGACTTCGCTCAGTACAAAGAAATAACAGGAATGCTACGAGGTCTCATCTCCTGTTTGAACCATGTTAACGATCTCTCGCGCAACTATTTGGATGATGATGACAATGACTGATTTAAGTAATGCTGTAGAAGAAATAACGGAAGAAGAGTTAGAGAATCAACTACCGACTCCCGTAGGCTATAGAGTATTAATAGCCATGCCAGAAGTAGAAGACACGTACGGCGATAGTGGGATTATCAAATCTAACAGAGAAGTTCAGTTAGATACGGTTATGTCTACTATTGGACTTGTACTTGATATGGGCAAACAAGCCTACTCAGATGAAGATCGTTTTCCTACTGGCCCTTGGTGTAAGCAAGGAGACTATGTAATGTTTCGTATGAACACAGGTACACGGTTTAAAGTAAATGGGGTTGAGTATCGTTTAATGAATGATGACTCAATTGAAGCGGTAGTAAGCGATCCTCGTGGCGTAACACGAGTGTAAGGAGTAGCAAATGGCTTTTCAAAAAGTTGAGTTTGATTTTCCTGATGATGAGGAAAGTAGTAACGATATAGAAATAGAGTCCAGTGAATCGGTAGAAATAGACCTATCTGGTAAAAAAGAAGCAAAAGACTATAAGGAAAATGAAGATGAATATGAAGTTGAGGTTGTTGACGATGTACCGAAGTCTGACCGTAACCGTAAGCCTTCTTCTCCTCCGAATGAGGTTACAGATGAAGAGTTGGAAGATTACTCTGAAAAAGTTCGTAACCGAATCAAACATTTCAGCAAAGGCTACCACGACGAAAGACGCGCCAAAGAAGCGTCCCAACGCCAAAGCCAAGAATTAGAGAGTTTTGCTAAGAATCTTGTTGAAGAAAATAACAAGTTAAAAGGTACGGTTGATAAAAATCAAGAAGCATTACTAGAACAGGCTAAAAGAACTGCTGCTGGCGAAATGTTGCTAGCAAAACGTTCTTATAAACAAGCCTATGAAGCTGGCGATGCTGATAAACTGCTTGAAGCCCAAGAAAAAATGAATGTTGCGGGTATAAAAGCAGACAAACTTGAGAATTTTCAACCCTCTTCTTTACAAACGCAAGACGATGAGGTACAAATACCTCAACGAAATGTAACTCAACAGCCAGAAGTAGATGAAAAAGCATCAAACTGGGCCAAAGAAAACCCTTGGTTTGGTGATGACAAAGAAATGACTGGTTACGCTATGGGGTTACATGAGAAACTTGTTACAGAAGAAGGTATAGATCCTTCTAGTGACGAATACTACGAGACTATAAATTCTCGTATGCAGAAGCTGTTCCCTAACAATTTTGAAGGGGAAGCAGAGGAGCCTGAGTCTAAACGAAGGTCAAATGTGGTTGCCCCCGCTACGCGGAGCACAGCACCTAAGAAGGTGCGACTAACGCAAACACAGGTAGCTATCGCTAAAAAACTTGGGGTTCCATTAGAACTATACGCCAAAAAGGTTGCTGAAGAGATGAGGAAAATATAATGGCTGATAACAGAATTAATCGTGAGAACGTAACCCGTGAAAAAACGGCCCGTAAAAAAGCTTGGAAGAAGCCGGAGGTTTTACCTTCGCCGAATGACGAGCACGGCTATGCATTTCGTTGGATTCGTGTAAGCACGCAAGGTAATGTGGATGCCACAAATCTCTCGTCTAAATTGCGTGAAGGGTGGGAACCAGTAAAAGCATCGGATCATCCCGAAATAACTATGGTTACTATTGAACAGGAACGGTTTAAAGATAACGTAGTAATTGGAGGACTAATGCTGTGTAAGGCTCCAAAAGAACTGGCTGAAGAACGAAATGAGTACTATGAGTCTCAGACTAAGTCGCAAATGCAGTCAGTTGATAACAGCTTCATGCGAGAAAATGATCCCCGTATGCCGCTATTTAATGAGCGGAAATCGAAAGTTACCTTTGGTAAGGGAACTTAACTTAATTATTTTTATAGGATAAAAATTATGTCTGCTACAGATTCAGGATACGGGTTTATCCCCGTGAAACGTTCTGACGGCATGCCTTATGCAGGTGCCCAAGATGCGTTTCTAATTACCCCCGCTGGAGTTGCTCAAAACATCTTCTACGGTTCAGTCGTTGAGATCAATGCTGGATATCTTCAGCTTGCCTCTGGTACTGGCGCTGATGCAACTACCAACAACCTTGGTGGTTCTAGTATTGGTGCTTTGGGTGTGTTCGTTGGTTGCGAGTATATTAATGCTCAAGGTCAATTGATCTTCTCTCAGTACTACCCTTCAGGTACGGATAACGCTACAGCCTTTGTTATCACTGACCCTAACGTTACTTTCCAAGTACAAGCTGACGGCGCAATCGCTCAAGCTGCTTTGGGACATAACGCTCCTTTAACTGGCGCTCAACACGCTACAACCTCTGGTAACGTTACTACTGGTAAGTCAAACATTCAGCTTGACGCTACCACTGCTACTGCTACTAAGTCGTTTAAAGTTATTGGCTTTGTAAGTAAGTCTGGGTCAACTATCGGTGATGCTTATACCGATGTATTGGTTAAAATTAATGCGCCGTACCATCAGTTTGGTACTGGCATTGTAGGAGAATAATTAGATGGCTATTTCAAGAGCGCAGTTACTAAAAGAGCTACTCCCCGGATTGAACGCATTGTTCGGTTTAGAGTACGCGAAGTATGGCGAAGAGCATAAAGAGATTTTCGAGACTGAAGCCTCTGATCGTTCTTTTGAAGAAGAAACCAAGCTGTCAGGCTTCGGTTCTGCACCTGTCAAGAGTGAAGGTTCATCAATCGAGTATGACAACGCGCAAGAAGCTTTCACTGCACGCTACACGCATGAAACTGTTGCTATGGGCTTTGCAATCACTGAAGAAGCGATTGAAGATAACTTGTATGACTCTCTGTCATCTCGTTACACCAAAGCACTAGCTCGCGCTATGGCTTACACTAAGCAAGTTAAGGCCGCGTCTATTCTAAATAACGCGTTTAATAGCAACTTTAAGTTTGGTGACGGTGTTGAACTTTGTTCTACTGCCCACCCACTAGTTAACGGTGCTACTAACTCTAACGAGCCTACTACTCCTGCTGACCTGAATGAGACTTCTTTAGAAGCCGCTATTATTCAGATTGGTGGTTGGACTGACGAGCGTGGTTTGTTAATCGCATCACAGGCCAAGAAACTCATTATCCCGTCAAACTTGCAATTCGTTGCAACTCGTTTGCTTGAGACTGAGGGACGTGTGGCTACTGCTGATAATGATCTTAACGCACTCCGCAGCAACGGTTCAATTCCAGAGGGTTATGCAATTAACCACTATCTGACTGATACTGATGCGTGGTTCTTAATGACTGACGTGCCTAACGGCCTAAAGCACTTTACTCGTAGCCCAATGTCTACATCTATGGATGCAGATTTTGATACTGGTAACAGCCGCTATAAAGCCCGTGAGCGTTATTCGTTCGGTGTATCTGATCCACTGGGTATCTTCGGATCTCCCGGAGCGTAAGGTAACATGTTTGACTAAGGGGGCTTCGGCCCCCTTTTTTATGTTTGACGAAAAGCCATACACTGTGATATGTTCTCCTATATCGGGAAACATTCCGGTAAATCTGACAGACCCGACTGACGACATGTAGACAGATTTGCCTTAACTCACATGTGAGAACTCTATAATGGCTAATACAACTTTTAACGGCCCAGTCCGTTCGCAAAATGGCTTTCAGATCGTAGCAACAGCAGCTAGTACTGGTAGAGAAACTACCACTCTTAATCTTGATGTTAATGGTAACTTTACCACTGACGTTCTAGGTATTAATATCCAACCTACTTTAGCTGGTCAAACAGTTACTGCTAAAGCCACTGGCGCTACTATCTCTTACGTCGCTGGAATCAATGTCAACCCGTTTACTGGCGCAGCACAGCAGATTACTACTCTCCCCGCTGCCACTGTAGGTGTAGTATGTATTCACGCTCAGAGTAAAGACACTGCTGGCGGTACGGCTTTCTTACGCTTTGATTGTGCAGGTGCTGATGCTTTTGCCACAGGTTCTGTAGTTGAAAGCACGGCTACTAGTGCATTGACGTTTGATGTATCGGCTGCTGGTGAAACCGCGTTAAAGTTTACTCCAGCCAATGCTGCTACTAATTGCATGAGTACGGGGTCACGTATTTACTTCTACTGCACAACTGTGGGTATTTGGAATATCTCTACCGATCTAGACTCTATTGGTACAGGCGTTACTGGTACATTTGTGTTTGCAGCTTAATAGCTAATTTAATAGGAGTAATTTATGTCTTCTGACATTCAATCGACATTTATATCTGCGGTAGTAGCAAGTACAACGGCTATATCCGCAGCGGCGGGGGTAGCTAACAACGCAGCACTTACGCTGACTGCTAGCCCTTACGTCACTGACGCCGCTAGAAAGATTACTATCACCTGCGCTGGAGACGATGACGCTATTTCTTTTAACATTGTTGGGTTAGACCAACTAGGAAATGCGGCTACAGAAAATCTTGCGGGGACTGACGGTGGTGTATCTACTAGTGTTGGGTATTGGACTTCTATTACTTCTATTACAGCAGTAGGCGATCCTGCGGGCAACGTAAGCGCAGGTACTTCTAATAGTGTAGCAGCTCCTATATTCGGTGGTAGATTACGATTACTGGGTTTGTATGCTGTTAATACAGGTACCGCAGGTACTATTACATTTAGAGAGACTAGCCCTACAGGTAGTGTTCGTATGCAGTTTGCCACAGTAGGCTCTGCTACTAGTTCTGAATACCCTGATATACCTGACGATGGAATACTGTTTAAGGATGGGGGATATGTAGATTATTCTCCTGTAAACATGTCTTCTATAACTTTGTTCTATGCGTAAGTACTATAAGAAAGGCGGCGGAGTGGGCATGAAAGGTATGTCCATTGGTAGTGGCGATAAACGTCCTACCAAGTCTGGCGCAGGTATGACTGCTAAAGGTGTAGCTAAGTACAAACGTAATAACCCCGGAAGCAAGCTAAAGACGGCAGTTACCGAGGATAAACCAACTGGTAAGCGAGCGGGTAGGCGTAAATCCTATTGCGCTCGTTCTGCCGGACAAATGAAAAAGTTTCCTAAAGCAGCTAAAGACCCTAATTCAAGGTTGCGGCAAGCTAGGAAACGTTGGAAATGTTAGGAGAACAACATGGCCATGGACAGAAGTTCTATGTCGAAACAAATTAGTAATGCTCCAACGACTAAAGATAAAAACAAGCAAAAAAAGACAGATGAAGGTTCGTCTGCTGAAGGAGCACGAAAAGCAGGTAAAAAGAAATTTTTTGAAATGTACGAAGATGATGGACGTACCCCTAAGAATAAGGAGAAAGAAATGAAAGGTATGAAAAAGATGAATATGGGTGGAATGACTGCCCCCATGATGGGTGATCCTAAGTCTAAGAAGCCTATGATGCCCCCTAAGCGTAAGCCTGCACCTAGACCTAGCCCTATTGTAGATCCTATGGCTAAAGCCCCTGACCCTAGAATGAAAGACCCTAGAGCAAAAAGAGGCGCTATGCCTATGATGCAAGAAGGTGGCGCTGTACCTGCATATAAGGCGGGTAAGAAAGTTCGTGGTTATGGTATGGCTCGCGGTGGCAAAGCCTGTAAGATGCGATAATGCGTAGGTATTATAAGTCTGGCGGAAAGATATGTTCCAAGGGTAAATCGTGGGCTAAACGAACCTTTGATACATACCCTTCCGCGTACGCGAACATGGCAGCTTCAAAGTACTGCAAAGATCCCAACTATGCTAAGGGATCAAAAGGTAAGAAGTAATGGGCGACCTTAAAGATTGGGTAAAGCAAGACTGGGTTAGAATTGGTACAGACGGCAAGATTAAAGGTAAGTGTGGAACGTCTAAAGACAAAAAGAACCCAGATAGATGTTTACCTAGAAGCAAAGCGCAGTCGCTTAGTACAGGCGAAAGAGCAGCTACAGCTAAGAAAAAGAAACGTGCGGGATCAAAAGGAGAGACTGTGGTGAAGAATACAAAACCTGCTACTGTTAAGTTACGTAAGGGTGGCCTTGCTAGAGGTAAGCGGTCTATAGCTACAGGCTGTGGGCAAGTAATGGAAAATAGACGAAAGAAAACACTTTACGTTTAAGGACATAAATTATGAAAGGTGTAAAACATTACAAAAGAGACGGTACTGAACATCAAGGTTCTAGCCACAAAATGGCTGATGGTACCCTACACACTAATAAGTCTCACACTAAGACAAGCGTAAAGTTATTTCACTTAAAAGATTTGTCAGTCAAAGCTAAAGCTAAGGCCAAAGGAAAGACTGTTAAGAAAAATCGGAGTAAGTAGTAATGACTACATCAACCACCGCTGCGTTCAATATGGAGTTTACAGAGATCGCAGAAGAAGCGTTTGAACGCGCAGGTCGAGAAATGCGTTCTGGGTACGACTTACGCACCGCCCGCAGATCTATGAACCTACTTACTATAGAGTGGCAGAACCGTGGCATTAACATGTGGACGGTAGACAGCGGCACTATTGATCTAGTCAAAGGCCAGACTACCCCCTACGACCTCCCTGCCGACACCATAGATCTACTAGAACACCAGATACGCACAGGTAGTGGAAACGCAGCTACTCAGTCTGATCTCACTATAAGTCGTATTAGTGTAAGTACATACGCGTCTATCCCTAACAAGTTAACACAAGGAAGACCCATACAACTTTATATAGAGCGGTTACGCGACCATCCAAAAGTCAACGTGTGGCCGATACCAGATAGAAGCGACTACAAACTGTACTACTGGCGTATGCGCCGTATAAAAGATGCTGGTAGTGGTGTACAAACTGCGGATATGAACTTTAGGTTCTTCCCCTGTTTAGTAGCAGGACTAGCTTATTACATTGCTATGAAACTACCTGAGATGATGGATCGCGTACCCATGTTAAAAGCTGTATATGATGAGCAGTTTGAACTTGCAGCAGGGGAAGACAGAGAAAAGACTTCTGCTAGGTTTGTACCGCGCATTGGATACGTGTAATGAGTAATAGGTTTGCTTCTAACAAGATAGCGATAGCAGATTGTGATATTTGTGGTTTTCAGTATAAACTACGAGAACTAAAAGATTTAATCGTAAAAGGTACAAATACACATTTAAAAGCGTGTAAAGAATGCTGGAATGCTGACCACCCACAGTTAAAGTTAGGTGAGTTTCCAGTAGATGACCCCCAAGCAATACGTGATCCTAGGCCAGATAGGAGTTTAGGAGAATCAGGGGGCAGTAGTAGTAGAGATATTTATTGGGGTTGGAACCCTGTAGGTGGCGGTAATAGCCCCTATGATCTGACTCCTAACACCCTACAAGCCGTCGGCAGTGTAGGACAAGTAACAGTAACGACTACGTAGGAGATACATTATGGCCCTTAAAGGTAAGCAGTCTAAGATGGACAAAAACAAAGATGGCAAGATTTCTGGTGCTGACTTCAAGATGATGAATGTTGGTGGTAAAGTTAAAAAAGGCTACG